TTAACTCGTATACAAGAAGAAGAGGAAATGTTAAGTGAAAAACCTAAAGAAGCTAAAGAACAAAAGGCTTTTAAAGGTTTCGCAGAAGGGCGTAGCAAATGAGTTATCAACAAACGTTGTATAAAATAGTTGAAGAAGCTGTTAATCCATCTATACTAAAGAAAAAGAATAGGTTTAAAAAATGGGAATACGGTTATGATCCTGAATATGATTTTATAATAATTAGTAAAACAGGTAAAATTGGACAGGTTATTGAAATACAAAATCTTCGCATCGCATTACCAGCAGAAGAAGAACCTTTTAAACGAAGCGATAATAAAGAGGAACAATACTGGGAAAGACAAGAATATCCCAAGGAATTAGCGAGAATTAAAAGTAGATTTGATTGGGAAGAGTATCCATCAGATTTTAAAGAAAAATGGTACGATTACATAGATGAAGAATTTAAACACAGAGAGTTGGGTTATTGGTTCTATAATGGTGGTTTGGCCACTTATATTACTGGTACTCATTACATGTATTTGCAATGGTCAAAGATCGACGTCGGAGCTCCCGATTATAGAGAGTCAAATAGATTCTTCTTCCTATTTTGGGAGGCATGCAAAGCAGATAATAGATGTTATGGAATGTGCTATCTTAAAAACAGACGGAGTGGATTTTCTTTTATGTCCTCAGCTGAACTTGTCAACCAAGCCACAATATCTTCAGATGCCCGATTCGGCATCCTTTCAAAAACTGGATCAGATGCTAAGAAAATGTTCACAGATAAAGTTGTCCCGATATCCGTTAACTATCCGTTTTTCTTCAAACCAATCCAAGATGGTATGGATCGTCCTAAGACCGAATTGGCATATAGAGTCCCAGCTTCAAAACTTACTAGACGAAAAATAGAAAGTAACGAACAACTTAGAGAACTACAAGGTCTTGATACAACTATTGATTGGAAAAATACAGGAGACAACTCTTACGATGGTGAAAAGCTAAAGCTATTAGCTCATGATGAAAGTGGTAAGTGGGAAAGACCTGATAACATATTAAATAACTGGAGAGTTACAAAAACTACATTAAGGCTAGGATCAAGGATAGTAGGTAAATGTATGATGGGCTCAACTTCAAATGCTTTAGAAAAAGGTGGAGACAACTTCAAACAACTATACTACAATTCAAACGTTACAGAAAGAAATAAAAATGGACAAACAAGTAGCGGACTCTATTCTCTCTTCATACCTATGGAATGGAATTACGAAGGATTCATGGATACTTTTGGACTACCTGTATTCACTACGCCACAAGATCCAATCAAAACAAAGCAAGGTGGAACAGTTACAAGAGGAGTTATCGATCACTGGGAAAACGAAGTAGAAGGATTAAAGAATGATCAAGATGGTTTAAACGAATATTACAGGCAGTTTCCAAGAACGGAAGAACACGCTTTTAGAGATGAAACAAAAAGTAGTTTATTTAATCTATCTAAAATATACCAACAAATAGATTATAACGAGGAAATAAGAAATTCAAAATCTATATCTGTAGGTAATTTTCAATGGGAGCAAGGTGTTAAAGATACTACTGTAACTTTTTATCCAAACCCTAAAGGTAGATTTAATATTTCTTGGGTACCACCTAAAAATTTGCAAAATAGAGTGATTATAAAGAATGGAGTTAAGTATGCTGGTAACGAACACCTTGGAGCATTTGGTTGTGATTCTTACGATATTAGTGGTACTGTTGATGGCCGCGGTTCTAAAGGAGCGCTTCATGGACTAACTAAGTTTTCAATGGAAGACTGCCCGCCTAATCACTTCTTTTTAGAATATATAGCTAGACCTGAGACAGCTGAAACATTTTTTGAAGACGTACTTATGGCGTGTGTTTTTTATGGTATGCCTATATTAGCTGAAAATAATAAACCTAGATTATTATACTATTTCAAAAGAAGAGGTTATAGAGGTTTTAGCATAAACAGACCTGATAAAATTTGGAACAAGCTTTCTACTACTGAAAGAGAAATAGGTGGAATACCTAACTCAAGCGAAGATATTAAGCAAGCTCATGCTGCTGCTATAGAATACTATATTGAAAACTATATTGGGGAATTAGAAAACGGATATGGTGATATGTATTTTAACAAAACTTTAAATGATTGGAGTAAATTTAATATTACTAATAGAACTAAATATGATGCTTCAATTAGCTCTGGACTGGCGATAATGGCTTGTAATAAGAATAAGTATCGACCAGTACCTCTTAGGGAAAAAAGAGCTAACATAGACTTAGGAATAAAAAGATACAATAACAAAGGATCTATATCACAAATAATCAAATAAATGAAGAAAATTTTAACAAATAGTTATAGCACTTTTCCAGATCAGGTGGTACCTGATGAGGTAAAAAACAGTTGGGACTATGGTATGAAAGTTGCCAAGGCTATTGAGGGTGATTGGTTTAGTGGTACTAGATCGGGAGTTGAGAATAGATGGAACAGCAACTTTAATAATTTTAGATTACGTAGATTATATGCAAGAGCAGAACAACCTGTTCAAAAATATAAAGATGAATTAGCAATTAATGGTGATTTAAGCTATTTAAACCTAGATTGGAAACCTGTTCCTATTATACCTAAGTTTGTAGATATAGTTGTTAACGGCATGGACGATAAGCTATATGATATTAAAGCTTACGCTCAAGATCCTGAGTCCAGAAAAATGAGATCTAAGTATGCAGAAGATATACTTAGAGATATGCAAGCAAAAGAATTTTTAGCAAAACTTAAACAGTCTATAGATTTAGATCTTTTTAATACATCGAAACCTGAAGAGTTACCAGAAAATAAAGAAGAACTAAACCTTCACATGCAGTTAAGTTATAAGCAGGCAAGTGAAATAGCAGCAGAGGAAGCTATAAATAATACATTAGACTTTAATAAATATAATTTAACAAAGAAAAGAGTAATAGAAGACTTAGTTGTATTAGGTATTGGAGCGACTAAAACAAGTTTTAACAAAGCAGAAGGTGTAGTTGTTGATTACGTAGATCCAACCAGAATGGTTTACTCCTACACTGAAGACCCTAATTTTGAAGATATATGGTACGTAGGAGAGGTAAAGCCTATATCGTTACAAGAGTGTAAAAAAGAATTTCCACATTTAACAGATGCTGATTTAGAAAGATTAGAAAGATATCAAGGTAACAGCAGTTTTTTATACAACTGGAATGGCAGGCAAGATAACAATTCTATCTATATATTATATTTTGAATATAAAACTTACAGAGATCAAGTATTTAAAATAAAGAAAACAGCTACAGGTTTAGAAAAGTCTATTGAAAAACCAGATACTTTTAATCCTCCCAATAATGAAAACTTCGATGTGGCAAGTAGGTCTATAGAGGTTTTATACCACGGCGCTAAAGTTTTAGGTTATGAAGAAATGCTTAAGTGGGAAATGGCAGAGAACATGACTAGACCTAAGTCTAATTTAGTAAAGGTAAATATGAACTATAACATATGTGCTCCTAAGTTATACATGGGTAGAATAAATAGTTTAGTTAGTCGAATGATGGGTTTTGCAGATATGATTCAATTAACTCACTTGAAAATACAACAGGTAATATCTAAGGTAATACCTGATGGTGTGTTTTTAGATGTTGATGGTTTAGCTGAGGTTGATTTAGGTAGTGGAACTACTTATAATCCAAAAGAAGCTTTGAATATGTATTTTCAAACTGGTAGTATATTAGGTAGATCGATGACTCAAGAAGGTGATCCAAATCCTGGTAGAATACCAATACAAGAATTAACAGCTAATGGCGGTCAGGGAAAGATACAGTCTTTGATTAGCACTTATCAATATTATCTTCAAATGATAAGAGACGTTACGGGACTTAATGAAGCAAGAGACGGTAGTATGCCTAATTCAGATTCACTCGTAGGTTTACAGAAACTAGCTGCTGCAAATAGTAATACAGCTACAAAACATATACTAAATAGTTATTTATATATAACACTTAGAACGTGTGAGAATATAGTTTTAAGAACATCTGATGCTATAGAGTTTGATTTAACTAGAGAAGCTTTGAAGAATAGTATTTCAACTTGGAATGTAGGTCAATTAGATGATATGCAAGATATGCATTTATATGACTATGGTTTATATTTAGATTTAGTTCCTGATGAAAGAGAAAAAGAACAGCTAGAACAAAATATACAAGCTGCTATTTCAAGTGGTAGTATAAATCTAGAAGATGCTATTGACATTAGACAAATAAATAATTTAAAATTAGCTAATCAAATGATTAAGCTAAAACGTAAGCAAGCTGCAGAAGCAGCACAAAAAGCTAGTGAAGCTAATATAGCTGCGCAAGGACAAGCAAACGCTCAAGCTAGTGAAGCCGCTGCTATGGCAGAAGTTCAAAAACAACAAGCTGTTTTAGATACTAAACTTAAGTTTGAAAAAGGTAAGTCTCAATTTGAAGTTGAAAGAATGCGTGTTGAGTCTCAGATAAAAAGAGAGTTAATGGAACTAGAGTTTAATTACAACATGCAATTAGGTCAACAAAAAATAAATAGAGAACAACAAAGAGAACAAGAAATTGAAAATCGTAAAGATAAACGTGCTAGAATAGTTGGCACACAACAATCAAAAATGATAGATCAAAAGAAAAATGATTTATTACCTATTAATTTTGAAAACGAAGAATCAATGAATGATGTTGAACCAATGAGTCAACTTGAAAATCCTCCATTAGATTAGATTCTGAGAATATTTAATTATATTATATTATGGAAAGCAAAGACATACCACAAGAAGGTGATTTTAAAATGAAGAAAAAACCTAAAATGAAAAAACTTGTAGAAACAAAACAAGTAAACAAGGTTGATCTTACAAAAAAAGAAGAACCAAAAAAAGAAGTAATTAATAGAGTAAAAGATGCCGTTCAAGAAAAACAAAACAAATCTGAGCAAAATGTACAAGCAGAAAAGCCAACAGCTCAACTTGAAGAGGTTACACCACAAGCAAGCGAACAACAAGCTGAGGTTACAGAGAAAGAAGTAGTAGTATTAAACGAAAAAAAATACGACAACGTAGAGAATAAAAAACAAACTTTTGAAAAACCAGTTTCAAAACCTGAAATAACTTTACCAGAAAATGTTGAAAAACTAGTAAAGTTTATGAAAGATACAGGCGGAACTGTAGAAGACTATGTTACTTTAAATAAAGATTACGATAAATATGACGATACTCTATTGGTAAGAGAGTATTATAAAAAGACTAGACCACACTTATCGGATGATGAGGTTAGCTTTATAATGGAAGATAACTTTAAGTACGATGAAGAGGTGGACGAAGAAAGATTTGTAAAAAAGCAAAAGCTTAAATACAAAGAAGAAGTTGCTAAAGCCCGCACTTTTCTGGATACATTGAAAAGTAAGTACTATGATGAAATCAAGTTGAGGCCGTCTAGTACTAAAGAACAACAGAAAGCTATGGACTTTTTCAATAGATATAACGAAATAGAATCTGCTAGAGCAGAACAAAGAAACGCGTTTGTTAATAATACTAAAGATTATTTCCAAGAGAATTTTGAAGGTTTCAATTTCGAAGTTGGAGATAAAAGATTTAGATATAAAGTTAATAACGCTTTTGAGATAGCTGATAATCAGTCTGATGTTTCTAAATTCATGGGTAAATTTGCCGATGATAAGGGACAAATTACAGACTTAGAGGGTTATCATAAAGCTTTGTTTGTAGCTAGCAATGCTGATAAATTAATGCAACATTTCTATGAGCAAGGCAAAGCTGATGCTACTAGAGATATAGTTCAAAGTTCTAAAAACATTAACCAAGCTCCAAGGTCGGGTGAACAGGGCGAGGTAATGCCTAACGGATGGAGAGTTAAAGCAATAACAGGTGTTGATTCTACTAAGAAAAAAAAAAAAAAAAGAACATAAATAAAACTTAAATAATGGCTGGAACATTAAGCGGTGGTGCTGTACCACCAAGCATAAGACCTATGCCGAATCAAGTGTTAGTTCAAGACAATTATATTGACTTTAACAACCTTGCAAACGGACAATGGGCACAACAATATCTACCTGAGCTTTATGAAGCGGAAGTAGAAAGATACGGAAACAGAACTTTAGGTGGTTTCTTGAGAATGGTAGGAGCTGAAATGCCAATGACATCAGATCAAGTTATCTGGTCAGAGCAAAACAGACTTCACGTTGCATACAAAGGAGTAACAATAGCAGAGGATACTTTGCCTAAAATTACTGTAACTATAAATCCTAACCCTGCGGGTGGTGGACTAGGTACTAACCCTGACACTTCTGGTATTAGAGTAGGTAACACTATTTTAATTTCTGATGCTGCTACAGGATTAGTAACTGTTAAAGCTTTAGTTGTTAAATTAGAGAATGCAAATGGTTATGAATTAAAATGCGAGATATACAATGATGTATCAGGTGGTTTACCAGCTGGTTTAGATGGTGTTGAAGCTTGTAACTTATTTGTGTATGGTTCTGAATTTCCAAAAGGAAGTGAAGGAATGAAAGGTGCTATCGAGCCTGGTGTAACTACTTTCACTAACTCTCCAATCATCTTAAAAGATAACTACGAGCTAAGTGGATCTGATGCTGCACAAATTGGTTGGATTGAAGTAGCTACCGAAGACGGAACATCTGGATACCTATGGTATTTAAAAGCTGAAGCTGAAACTAGATTACGTTTTGAAGATTACTTAGAAATGAGTATGGTTGAAGGTGAAAAAATGTCTGCTGCAGGTGTTAAGTTTGGAGACAAGTTTTCTCCAGGTGGAACTGATCAAAACATTAAAGGAACTGAAGGTTTATTTGCTGCTATCGAAGATAGAGGTAACATATACACAGGTTTCTCTGGTGCTGGATCTGGTTCAGGCGCTTTAGCTGACTTTGACGATATCTTAAAACAACTAGATAAGCAAGGTGCTATTGAAGAAAATATGTTGTTCCTATCTAGAGCTACTGCTTTAGAATTTGATAACATGTTAGCTAACGTTAACAATTATCATAATTCAGGTGCTGCATATGGTTTATTCGATAACGAAGCTGAAATGGCTCTTAACTTTGGTTTCACAGGGTTTAGAAGAGGTTCTTATGACTTCTATAAAACTGACTGGAAATACTTAAATGATGCTACAACAAGGGGATTAGACAATCAAATTGATGGTGTAATGATACCTGCTGGAACATCTACAGTATATGACCAAATGATGGGATCAAATATCAGACGACCTTTCTTACATGTAAGATATAGAGCTTCTGAAACTGAAGATAGAAGATTTAAAGCTTGGATCACAGGATCTGTTGGTGGTGCTTACACTACTGATTTAGATGTGTTAAGAGTTAACTTCTTATCTGAAAGATGTTTAGTTACTCAAGCTGCAAACAACTTTGTATTATTCAAAGGTGCTGCTTCTGCTTAAGCTTAACATTTAATTAAAAGACTCCGCTTCGGCGGGGTCTTTATTTTATTATTATATTATATTATATTATTATGGAAAACAAAAAAGAAAACTGGGAGTACAAAGATAGGTTTTATTATTTATCAACAGGTAGAACTCCTTTAACATATACGATACCTTCAAAGCACACTAGTAGATATCCACTAATGTGGTTTGATGAAGAAAAAGGTTATCAAAGAGAATTAAGATATGCAACAAATATGAAGTCACCTTTTAAAGATGAACAAGTAGGTGAAGCTACATTAAAGCATATTGTATTTGAAAATGGTACTTTACTAGTCAAGAAAAATCAAAGAAACCTACAGGAATTTTTAATGTATCACCCTCACAATGGGTCG